TATATTTATTAATATAAAAGTAAAAATAAATAATAATTAAAACTAGAAATGACTGTTATACTGGAATGATAATTTTAAAAAATCTGAAAGTAAATAGAAAAATTTTTCAAGTGATATTTATAATAAAAAAATAAACGAAAATTAAATTAAAATGATATGGCTGATTTATTAATGAGAATGCCAATACCTTACGAACCGAAGAGACAGAACAGGTTTATTTTGAGATTTCCTTCTACTTTGGGGATTAACGAGTGGTTTGTTGAAACAGCATCAAGACCTAAATTAACGATAGCTTCTACGGAGATTCAATTCTTAAACACTTCTACATATGTTGCTGGTCGTTTTACTTGGGGTGAGATAAGTGTTAAATTTAGAGACCCTATTGGTCCTTCAGCATCTCAAGCTTTAATGGAATGGGTTCGTTTATGTGCAGAATCTGTAACAGGTCGTATGGGTTATGCTGCTGGTTATAAGAAAAATGTTGACTTGGAAATGTTAGACCCAACAGGAGTTGTTGTAGAGAAATGGATATTAGAAGGTGCTTGGTTAATGAATGTTGACTTTGGTTCATTGGCTTATAACAGTGACGCAATTGCTGACATCACGGCAACTTTGAGACCTGACCGTTGTATATTGGTATACTAAAATAAAAAAATATATTTTATTAATCCACGTAATAGTTATTGCGTGGATTTTTTGTTTATTAAAAATACTTCCATACTATATTTAAAATAAAAAGTAAATAATATGGAACAAAATGTTTTTGAAGCGGGACAACAAAATTTTAATTTACCACACGATATCGTATCATTACCTAGTGGGGGTATTTTTTATAAGTCAAAGAAAAAATCTATCAAAGTTGGGTATTTGACAGCATCTGATGAGAACTATTTAATTGGTTCATCTCAAAGTGGTAGAGAAAATATTATAATGACATTATTAAGAAATAAAGTTTATGAACATGATTTAAGACCTGAAGAATTGGTTGAGGGTGATGTGGAAGCAATTCTTATTTATTTAAGAAACACTTCATTCGGACCTGAATATGGTATGAGATTAATTGACCCTAAAACAAATAAAGTTTTTGAACATACTGAAATTTTAGATGAAATCACAATTAGACAACCAAAAGTTCAACCCGATTCTGATGGTTTATACACAATGATATTACCACGTTCAGGTAACACCCTTAAATTAAGACCATTAACTTTCCACGATTCCTTAGAATTAGAAAGAATGGCGGACCAATATCCTGTAGGTAGAATCGCTCCAAAGATAACATGGAGATTAAATAAATTAATACATTCAGTTGACGGGAATGAAGATAGAAATTTTATTTCACAATTTGTTGAAACATTACCTATTGTTGATTCAAAAGAAATCAGAACGTTTATGAGAGAAAATCAACCTTCATTAGATTTATCTAGAAGAACAATCGCCCCGTCAGGAGAAGAGGTAATATTTGATATTGCCTTTGGGGTGGAATTTTTTCGTCCTTTCTTCTGAATATAATAAAATTTTAATTGACGAATTTTATTATTTAGCAAAACTCCTACATATTTCATATTCGGATTTTCTAAAAATTCCGACATATATGAGAAAATACCTGATAAACAAATTAGTTGAAGATAGTACCCCAAAAGAGTAAAATTTTTTGGGGTTAACTATTTATTATAAAACAAAAAACTATGGCGGAAGAAACAGAAAGTTTTATGGATGACTTCGGAAAAAAGATTAAAGAAGTTCTTGATTCCGTTGGTGAGGTATTTAAATCAAATATTGACCCAAGTAGAATTACTGCGGTCATGGAAGAACTTGATGTACAAGCAAGTAAGGTCATTGCAACTTTTGGTCAAGGTAGAGAAAATATTGTCGGTATTAAACAAGCAATGGCTGATGCCGTTGTGAGTGTTAAGGCGTTAGGAGGTAGTTTCCAAGACGTATTAGATACTCAAAATAATATTGCTAATACTTTAGGTAGAAACTTGGTATTAGCATCTGATTCATATAAAGATTTATACGCCGCAGCCGAAGCGTCGGACCAATCATCGTCAACTATTGTTGAATCATTTAAAAATGTTGGTATATCAGTTTACGACTCATCAAAACAAATTGAGGGGATTTTGAATACCGCTAGAGAAATTGGTGTTAGCGGTTCTTTAGTGACAGGGGAAGTTTTAAATAATATGGACTTATTAAATAAGTACACATTTCAAGGAGGAGTTGATGGATTAGCGAAAATGGCCGCACAAGCGGTTAACTTAAGGATTAATGTTAATGCGATTGGTGCGACTTTAGATAAAGCATTTAATCCTGAATCCGCAATTGAAATGGCCGCAGCAATGCAAAGATTAGGAGCAACACAATCTGATTTATTAGACCCACTTAGATTAATGGATTTAGCTCAGAATGACCCTGCTGAACTACAAAATCAAATTGCGGAAATGTCAAAACAATTTGTTGAATTGAATGAAAAGGGACAATTTGAAATTATGCCAGGAGCCAAAAGACAAATGAAGGAGATTGCTGACGCTATGGGTATGGATATATCTAACTTAACCAAAATGGCGATTGGTAGTGCGGAACTTGAAGATAAAATGTCTAAGATTAGTTTCCCTGATACGTTTACTGAAGAACAAAAAACTATGATTGCCAATATGGCCGAAATGGAGGGTGGTGAATATAAAATACAACTTGGTGGTGACAAATTAGGAATCGCTGAAGCGATAGAAAGATTAAAGTCAGGAGGTGATGATGCAATGCAAGATTTAATGGATTCTGCAAAACCTAAGACTCTTGAAGAGTTAACAAAAGAACAATTGGGTTATACGGCAGCAATGAAAGCCTCATTAAGTACGCTTGAAGACAGAATTCCATATGCAATTGCGAGTATGAGAGGCGTTAGTCAAGGTCAAACCAAATTAATGAAAGGTACTGAAGCAGTGACTGGTGCGTTTGATACCGATGCTCTAAGTGTTAAAACAATTAGAAATCAGTTTAACGACCTTTATGAAGGAGTAAGTGGCTCAATAAGTCAAAATGGGATTGACTTTGAAAATTTAAGCGATAGTATCAATAAATTTGGTGATTATTTTAATACATCATTTACTGAAAGTTTTAAAAATTTAGATGAAAAAGTTAATGAAGCGGTTGGTTACAAAATAACAGAAATCCTAAAAAAAATGGATGAATCTTTAAATATTGGTACTAAATCTACAGAAACTAAAACTGAAACCCCTACGGCAACCCCAATTCAGACTGTTACTACCACACCACCAACGAGTACGAATAACAATTTGGCGGTAAATAATTTAAATACAACAACCACTGAAAACAAAACCAATACAAATGTTAGTGAAAATAAAAACATTTCACAAATAACTTTAGACATAAATGTTAATTCAAGTAATGTTGATAAAGATAAGGTAATAGAAATAATTAGTAGAACTGAAGTTGTTCAAGCAATCAATTCTGAAATCAAAAAACTTAATACAACTAACGGTCTAACAACAACATAAAATACATTATAGTCTATTTATTAATAAAAAAACAAAATGCCTGAAAGTCCATTATCATTCGCGTCAACATCTACGTTTAGAAATACTTTAATGGCTAAAAATTTAGCTCAATATACTGTTGTGGGGAATTACACACCACCAACAGGTCCATTGAATTATGAAATTGTGTTGGGTGATAGTAATGTTATTGATTCACCAAACAATTTAAATCAAACATACCCTGACCAATTATATCCACTTAATGAATATGGACCTGATGGGGGGTACAACTTAACTATTGATTTTAATGGACCACCATTACCTGTTGACTCAAATCAAGGACCGTATAATCCTAATCCTGACCAAAGTCAGTTAATAACATTAAATGGTTTATATATAACAGGACCGTATATTATAAATGATTATTCCCCTGAAAATGGATATAACTACGTTTATGGTGTTACTGATACAATCAACCCAGGTCAGATACATTTACCATATGTAAATAGTTTTGTCGCATCAAGTTACTCACCGTATTCAATACTATCAAGTGATAACCCAACGGGAAGTGACGGTTCATTATCTCAAGATTCGTATATTGCTCAATTAGGAGCAGCACAACTACAAAATTTATTTGAAGATAGAATCAATTTAGAAATTTATCAAAGTACTGTAGGTGCTGTAAATTTAAATACGTTACAAGACCCTTTTGAAGCTGCATTGATAGCTACAGGTCAACAACCATTAATCTATAGAAATTGGAGGATTACGGTACCTGAAAACTCAATTGTTGCGGCCTTAGACTTTGCAACTAGATTAACAGGGTCTTATTGGCCCGTATCATTAATACCTGGTGACTATTACGATGAGAATACTAGCAATGGTTTACAATCAAACCAAACTTCTAATGCGTTAAGTACGGTTAATCAATTAACGGGTGGATTATTAGGTCCGATACTGAATATCAATAGAAACCCCTCACAAATATTTTTAGCTAACACAGGTAATGGACAAAGGTCAGCATTATTCGCTAACCTACATTATAATAGATATTCACCTAATTACAATAATGAGTTTGGAGGGGCCTTGGGTGTTATTCAGGGATTAGTGAATGTGGTAAATAATGTTGTGAATCCTAATGGGACCATAACAAGTAGTTATTACGTAGGTAGTAGTAATGCTGAACCTTCACAAATAACAAGTCCAGCTAACCAAATACCAATTAATTCATTTGGTCAACAAAATCCGTCACCTGTTTATGGTCCTTCTGAATTGGGTCAATTATATGAAGGTAATATTGATAATATTAAGTTTGGTTTAGCGGGTATATCATCTGAAAATGGTGGGGGTATTGATGGTCAATTTATATGGACTTCACCAAAATACAAAAGTAATGCTGGATTTAAAGCAACACCTGGTGGGGGTAGTGGGAGTAAAGATGATGACTTTAATCAAATTAGTTCTCAGTATCAAAGTAATGAATCAACTAATCTTGAATATAAAAAAGGTTCAATATTAGATAATACTCAAAAATTAATTGATTCTGCGGATAATGTTACGGGTATCTCAAGATTAAAACACGTAGGTAATGCGATGAACCAAGTTTCAAAGGTATTCCACGATGGTTACAAGGAGATGACAAAAGGTTCTCAAGTGGTTTCATATAAAGATAATACAACAGGTAACGAAGCGGGTATTGAATATTGTAGAGTTTTTACCAAAGACACACCTTATTACACTTTCGCTGACTTACAAAAAACTGATGGTATAACTACTTCAGGTAGACGTTTTAGTTATTCTATTTTAGATAATACTTACAATTTGAATATTGCTCCACTTAAAAATCCTGGGTCAACCAATATTGTAAAAAATGAGAAGGGTGATTTTTATGCCAAGAAATATATGTTCTCAATTGAGAACTTGGCTTGGAGAACATCAAGTAGACCTGGTTTTACTTATGATGAATTACCTGTTTGTGAAAAAGGCCCTAATGGTGGTAGAGTTATGTGGTTCCCTCCTTATGAATTAAAATTTAGTGATACTAGTCAGGCCGATTGGAACCCAACAAATTTTATAGGTAGACCTGAACCAATATATACTTATAAAAATACAAGTAGGTCAGGACAGTTCCGAATTACAACAAATACAAGAGGCGTTAAATAATCCAAGATTAACTGCTGAAGAATTAGCGGGAATTAAAGCTTCTATACCTGCAGACAATACCGATGTTGTTGGTAACATGGCTAATAGTACTGGAGGTGGAGGTGGAGATAAGGCAAAAACTGAAGACACTTCAGTTCAGGAGTTTGAACAAAAATACTTGGATTTTGCATTTTATTTTGAAAATGATATGCCAGGTCCGCACAATTCAACTAGTAATACCACCACTGAAAATTATCAATCACTTTATGATACATATGTAAGTCAAACGAATATTGATTCTTACCAATCAAAGGCTAATTCGGTATTTAAAACTGATAATGGTGAATCTAAAACAACAGGATTTTTTGATACTGTTATAAAAAGTAATTTTAAAAATATTGCTGAAGGTGATTCTAATTTTATAAATGATTCTATAAAATTATTAGAAAAAGGTTATGGACCTATAAGTATTGAAATGGTTGGTTCGGCTTCTGCGGTGGCGTCTGAAAATTATAATAAGGCGTTATCTAATAGGAGGATTGATTCAATAAAGAAGTTTTTTAGTTCTAAAGGTCTTGAAAAATATATTACTGAAGGTAAGTTTAAAGTTACCTTAGAACAAGGTGCTGGTGAAAATATTGTAATACCTAAGACATCGGTTGAAATTGGGTCAGGTACTACTGAAGTTACCACAACTGATTCTGGTGTTGGAAATGACGTGGATTGTACTAAGTTACAATTTCCTGATACTTCAGTTGCACAAAATAACTCAACAAATAGAAGTATCGCTAGAATTAATTCAACAAGTGCAATGGCATGTCGTAGAGTTAAAATTAAAAACATTAAGGTTAATGGTTCAGCAACTAATGAAAAAATAGATGAACCTGTAGTTATTGATGAGAAAAAAGAAGACGATATTGTTATAACCCCAATTAAACCTACACCACAAAAAACAATATCTACTGAACTTAAAAAAGGGTTAAGTAAAAAAATATTAAGAAGTTTACTATCTGAATGTGATTATTTTGAAATGATTAAGGAAAACGAGCCTATGGTGTATAAATCATTCTCAGAGAAAATAAAACATTTCAATCCTGCGTTTCACTCAATGACTCCCGAAGGTTTAAACTCTCGTTTAACATTCTTAAATCAATGTGTGAGACCTGGTGAAACAATTCCTGTGATAGGCCCTGACGGTAAACCAAAATATAATGATTCAGTTAATACTGCGTTTGGGGCTCCACCTGTATTGGTATTAAGAATAGGTGATTTTTACCATACTAAAATAATTCCCGATAACGTAAGTTTTAGTTATGAACCATTAATTTATGACATGAACCCTGAAGGTATTGGGGTTCAACCAATGATGGTTAATGTATCACTAAGTTTTAAAATGATTGGTGGTATGGGGTTAAAAGAACCTGTTGACCAATTACAAAATGCGTTATCATTTAATTACTACGCAAATACTGAAATATACGATGAAAGGGCGGTATTTACCGAAGACACATCGGCATTAGATAAAGAAGTGTTTGACGCCATTTTAGCAGCACAACCAAATGGTAAAGCAAATAATAATGTGTCAAATCAATCAAATGGTGGTGAAACAATAGGTCAGATAAAGAAAACAGTACCAGTTACTACACCACAATTTACTGGTGAAACGGGTGAAATATTTTACCAAAAAGTGATGGATAATTTATATGATACCAATAAGTCATATTTTGAAAACATAACGAATCAATTAGAAAAAATATTATTACAATATAATAATGGTGTTTTACAAATGGTTAACTCAAAAAGACAATATACTAAAGGTAATGTTAAAAATGAATCAGGAAATGCGGAGTGTGAAATATATGGAAAACCTGATTTAACCAATTCAAATGAGTTATTTGATTTAGTTAGGTTAGGTATTAATAATAATAGTAATCCGATTATACAAGAACTTTTTTTACAGGGATTTTCACCTAGTGTTGCTGAGTTTGTGATACTTAAACAAAATATGATTCAGTACATTGATACTTTGCAAGGTGATTTTGATAGTGGTTTAGCTACTATTAATCAAGATATTGTTGGACAAGAAAATAATTTAATAAGTTTAATTGCGCAATTAAATAGTGTTGCGGATAAGACTGATGGTAAAATAGTTGGGAATAAAGTCTTTATATACAACATTAGTGGGTCAACGGCTCAAGGGGCGGTTAGCTCAACTAGTGTAGGGGTTAGTAATACATATGATGAGTTTATAAAAGATTATAAAACTTTACCTACTTCACTTAATTCTTATATTAAATTATTGACCGATAATAAAGTGTTAACTAAAGACTATACTTCGGTTGGAGTTTTTAAACCTGCAACAGATAAGATTGGTGAAACATCAATACCCTTAAGTTTCTTTATGGTAATGGCTAGAGTGTTTACTGATAAAAATAAATTACAAGATTTTAAAAATTTTGTAATTAGCGGTCCTTTAGTTAATTATAAAACACCTAAAGATTTAAGAAAATCATTTGATAAAGCTTGTGATGAATTGGCTAAAAATTATGAAAAAGAACTAAAAGCTGAAGAAAAGAATTTTGAGAAGTTTAAAAAGAGTGACGGTTATAAACCATATTTAACAGGTATTGATAAATTAATGTACCCTAAAGGTAAAACCAGAAAGTTTAATTTTACAACACAGAAAGATGAAGTTAAATTCCCTCAACAAGAAAAATATATAAAAGATATTTATGGGACAGTTCCTTATGGTGATAAGGCCAATGATAAAAATACGTTTGATGGTAAAATAAATTTATAATGGGTAGACAATATTATAATAGATATAATAATTTTATTTTAAATGGGGAACAAACTGTTGTTCCTTATATCACTCTACCGAGTAAGAGTACTGATAAAAGATATGTATATAAAGTTGCTCAAACAAGATTAGATAAATTATCTCAGCAATATTACGGAGCACCTTATTTTGGTTGGTTAATTTTAGTGGCAAATCCATTGTATGGAGGACAAGAATGGAGTATTCCTGATGGTTCTATATTGACAATTCCATTTCCTTTAGTAGCTTCATTACAAGATTATAAAAATACATTAGACAACCACTTCTTCTATTATGGTAGATAAAATAGAAAACATTTTAGTTGAATTTGATTACAACAACATTATTGTCGTTGACCCTAATAAAGTGGTTGACTTAGATGGTAATGTCAAAGAAAGATTTGTAAAACAGGAAGATTTAGTGATGTACGCTAATTTAGAGTGTAAAGTATTACCAAGAACTAAGTTAGCGGTAGGTTCAGCAACTGATGATGCTATACAAACTGTATCAATCGCATCAATCAATTTTTTGAATCCTGGTAATAAAACATTTATGGATAACGCCTATACCGATGAGATAACAGGTAAAGATACTATTCAAGGTAAAGGTGTTAATCAGGTTACTCAAAAACAAATACAAAATCCTAAAAAAAGTGATGATTGGTATCTTAGACAAACATTATCTTCAGGGGGTAAAGACGGTGCAACTGACAATGGATTATTAGGGATAACTAATATTTCAATCAATCAAAACCTATCTTTTATGCCAACCATTGACATCCAACTTGAGGACGTTAAAGGAAGAGCATTATTTGAAGGTGGTGATAATTCTCCATACGCAGCATTTTTTAATTTACCATACCCTTTATTTAATTTAACTATTAAAGGTTTTTATGGGAAGGCGATAAAGTTGGCGTTAATGTTACAAACATTCACCACTAGATACGATTCAAATGACGGTAATTTTAAAGTAAGTTTAAAATTTTATACTTACAAATATACTATTTTAAGTGAGATTACTATGGGTCACCTTATTGCAACACCCCATATGTACAAATCAAGGTTAAAAGTTCAAACACAACAAGGAGGACCATCACAATTTTCTAAAATTGATAATCAAATAGTTGAAAAAGGTTATCAAAAAATTAAAGAAATGTATAATGAATATAAATCAAAAGGTTTAATACCTAATGATTTTCCTGAATTAACCATAGTTCAATTAAGAAATAATATTGAAAACTTTGTTAAAAATATTTTAGACTCGTTTACAAAACAAAATTTAGACCCAATTACTAATATTGATGATTATCAGGGAAAATTAAATGATTTTGAAAAAAAGGTTTTTCTATTTGTATCTGAAGGTAAGGGTTCTTGGTTTGACCAAAATATGGATAAAGTTAATTTCCTTGTCCTAAACAACGGTGATAAAATATATACGTTCAAAAAAGAGTTAGATAATAATAATGGTCAAGGTAAAATTAATGCTAAATCTGACCTTGATAAATTAATTACTGAATATAAAACAAAACTTTTAGAAAATAAGACCGTTGGTAAAGATGGTTCTTATACGATTAATGGTAAAACTAAAAAAATATCTATTCCTTTTAATATTAATAAAGAAACGTTTGGAGTTACTGTAACACCTAACGATATTAAATGGACCGAAACTTATAGACAAGTAAAAAAAGTTAAAACAGAACCTACCGACGATGAATTAACTAAATTTAAAGACAGTTATAAATTTATAACTACTGAATGGTATAGATTTGAAGGTGTTAGTTCTTTTATGGACTTGACTGGTGTTATGGGTAAACAATTAAAAGTTTTTAGAGAGGAAATTGAAACTGAATTAACAATTGCGTTATCCGATTTATTACAAAGTAAAGATAATGGAATAGGGTTTGTACCTAATATTAGAAATGTTTTAGCGGTTATATTTGCCAATGGTGAGGCTTTTTTACGTTTAATGGATGAAGTTCACTATAAGGCTTGGCAAGTAAGAGAGGATAAATACAGAAAAGAAGCAATATTTGATAAAGAAGTGTCAAGTGCTAGTCCTGATAATTTGGATTCGGGAACTGACGAAACTATTCCGATATATCCTTGGCCTCAATATATTGTATCAACTCCAGGTGAGAATGGTCAAGAAAAATTTGAAATACAATATCCTGGTGATTCTAAATTTGTTAGTAAAACAAAAGGGTATCTTTATGATGTTTGGCCTGAAGTAGAATTTGTTGAAGAATTTATTAGAGGTTATGTGGAAAGAACCACACCTCCTGCGGACCCAACCGCTGGTAATGATGAGACAACCGAAACTCAAAGAGTTTCATTTAATGCAATTGAATTCCCAACAACCGATGAAATCTTTTCAAATAAGGAGGAGGTTAAATTTATTTATGAAATATATGAAAGATTATTGGTGTATGATTACTATACTAGATTAAGTCGTGTATATAATACCAATGAAGTTGATTCTATGGTCCAAAGCATTGCGGAAGCTGAGAGTGAAAACATACTTAAAAGTTTATCTAATACAAATACGTTCTTAATTAAAACTCTAAAGGATTATAGTATTAACTCCGCTAATTTTTTATTAATATTAAGACATATCTCAAATGGAGGTACAGGACTTAATTGGCAAAATTTTATTAGAGGTATTTTTAATACGGTGTATATTAAGAATTTTGTAGATAATAATAGTTTTGATATACTTAATACTCAAGATTTTATTTCATCACCAATACCACTAACATCATTAAATAGTGAAAATAATTTAATTAAATATTTAACGGGGTCAACAACCTCAAATAAAGTTGATTTTACTGACTTATACCCTTTTAGTAATTACAATTGGATTTTTAATAACTTGGCTAATGGAACCACCATATCAAGTATTGAATCCGCATTTAATACAACAAAAATATTAAATTATGATGTTAGTAATAAAATCATTTCAAATTTTACACAAACTGATACTAAAGACCAAAAAAGACCAATTACTAATTTTGTGTGGAAAGAGAATGTTTTACCATATAATCCTGATATAAATCTAACATTAAAATCTTTTTATCAATCAAGAACGTATAAAAAACAGTTTTTAACTGAAGGTAATTTAAATTATTTAAATTATAGTGGTAATGTAACACCTAACCAAAGTGTTTCAATATTGAATACACCTTATTTTGTGAATGCCGTCCAAGAAGGGGTTGATAAATTTAGAAATTTTGATGAATATCCATACAAGGTTCCTGCATACTTATTTTTAAATAGTTTACCTTTAGGTACGTTAAGAGAAAAATATAAAACTTACGAATCTAATTCACAAACTGATTTAGACTATATTTTTGCCACATTAAAAAAATTCGGTGCTATACATCGTTTACCATACGCTTGGATTCTAAAGTTAGGTTCGGTATGGCATAGATATAAAACTTATGTTGAAACTAATGTTGATATATTAACACCTTCTTGGTCAGGATTTAATTATGTTAATAATTTTGACCCTGTAACTAATAACCCGACTAAAGATTATGCTCTAACAATCAATGGTGGTAATTTTGATATTATATTAGAAAAAAATACAACAATTGGGGTTGATACCTCATCATTAATAAACGTTGGGTTTTATCCAAAAATGGTAAACGACTTTAACGTTTTTTATCAGGGATTTGAATTACTTTCGGGGTACACATCTGTTGATGTGCAAAATGCAATAACTTCAGGTTTAACATTAACATATGTATCTGAAGCGTTAATCGCTAAGTCACAAAATACTATAGGTAGTACCACGGCATCAACAAGGGATATAACTATAATACCTTGGAGTGTTTATGTAAAAACATTTGATAATAATAGTTTTTATTTAATGCCTTCAGAAGGTTCATTAATTAACCAAACTATTGAAGAATGTTTTACATCTGAATCACAAAAAATTGAAGTCACTGGTAATACCTCAATTTATAATGGTTCAGTTAGGTCTTTTTGGGCAGCACCTAACTATGGATATTTTGATGTTAATAAAATAGTAAAACCAACACCATTACAATATCTTAAACAAGTATTTTCAGGACAATCCGACCAAGAAAATTTCTCACTAAATTCTAGCTCAACAGGGTATACTGATATAAGTGAGATGTTTACAGTATTTGAAAAAAATATTTTGGATAAGTTTGAACAAGAGTTTTTAAATTATTCTAAATCAGTATATGACACATTAAATGGTGATTATTTAAATAATTTCCAGTCAATGATGAGAGAAATTGCTAAAGTACCAACACAAACAGGTAGTACTAATTACGATTTAGTTTTAAATATACAGGAAAAACAAAAAACCAATATTAATAGTTTAATCAAAAACTTTTTAGAATTTGATAAATATATTAAATACGGTAATCCAAGTGGGTATGATAAAAAACTATTTTACACATTTTCTCAATTAGATGTTGTTGACCCATATGGTTGGTCTAATTACACAACACTAACACCAAATGCGTTACCTTATAATGGTGGGGGTATTACATTATCACAATCTAAAACAAATAATCCTGATGCTTGGAAAGCTTTAGAAACATACATAGGGTTCTCAACACTAAATAAATTAACGTATAGTAGTAATGGGTCTTATATTACAGATTTCTTTATTGATTGTAATGTAACAATTACCTAATGTTAATAATAGTCCTGAGGCATTAGTCTCTTCTGACTTACAAGGACCTCAAAGTAAAGTTGAGTTATGGGAATCATTTAAAGCTATAAATGATAAATGGATTTCGGGTAACGACTTTAAAGTTAAAACGTTATTTGAGGATATATTATTACTTGATAGGGCTAGTAGAAATATTGGTGATAAAATATTAGTTGATGTTTATAAATTAAAAAATAGATTACAAAATATAATGGATTCACCTAAAGTGAGTATGTTAGTTTTTGTACAAACCATATTACAAGAGAATAATTTTGTTGTTCATAATTTACCATCATATGTGAATTTTTATAATGTTCAAGATGTTAGTAAAAATCCTAAACCAAAACCTGAAGGAACATTAGAGTTTGCTAATACTTTATTTGGGACATTTTTAAATGTTGATTATAGAAATTCGGGGCCTAAAATGGTTTGTTATTATGCAGGTAAACCTAGTGAACAGTTAGATTTAAAAAATAATGTTGATTACCGATATAGAAACGACGCCTTTGATTTAAGAAGGTCAAGTGATAACCCATTAAATGAAAATTTAGTTGGTAAAAATGACTGGGATAAATCAAACAAAGTTGTTGGATTTAATGTTGACATTGGTCCCCAAAATCAATCCATATTTTATGGGTTTATGGTTGACCAACAAAATTCTCAGTCTACCGCTGAAGCCTTAGAAGTTATTAATCAAATGGCTAATCAAGCGGGAAATAGAGGAGGAAGTACACAGAGTGTGTCCCTATATAATTTGTATAAAAATAGAAGTTATACTTGTACTATTAGTATGATGGGTAATGCTCTGATACAGCCAACAATGTATTTCAACTTAAGACACGTACCAATGTTTAGTGGGCCCTATATGATTCAAACTGTTGGTCATACAATTTCGCCAGGGTCGTTTGAAACTATTATCACAGGTATCAGACAACCAACGGCTTCTTTACCTAAGATTGAAAATTATATCCAAACTTTAAAAAATAATTTATTACAAAATATTATTGAAAATAATAAAAAAGATAAAGAGGCTAAAGATAAACAAAATAAAGACGCAAGTGGTACCACGCAATCACAACAGGCTAAAATACAAGCAATTACTGGTGGCGACAAATCATTAACTCAACCACAAACTTGTACTCCGTCATCACCTTATAACACTTATTATAATATAACACCAACTGTTTATGATGAAACATTTAGTTCTGTTAAAAGTGAGTTATCTAATGTGATTGTGGTAAGTAATGTTGATGGGTCTAAATTAAAATACGTAATATTTGCGGCGTTATATGTTGAATCAGCTAACGGTAATCTCAAGTTTACTGCGTATGAAAATAATTTTGCGGGAGTAACGTTAACGTCAAAATGGGGTAGTGTTGAAACATATTTTAATAATAATAAACAATTTTTTTGTATGGAAAGATAGGATGACCTCTGATGTTGAAGTTAGTGCCCAATCAATTGCAAAATTTTTAATACTAAATAATGTTACAATAAATGGTCCTAACACTAAAGATATAAGTGTCTATAATTCATACGATAGTACTAGATTAAAAAATCTTGAAACCAAAGTTCAAAAAGCTATTGATATTTATAACGCAACAAATTAAAAAATGGTGATATTTATATAAAAACGTATATTATGAACACGAAATTAATATTAGATAATTACTTAGGTAAGAATACTAAGACAACGGAAAAAGATATGGGTGACGGTACTAAACAAGTATGTGATTTAGATACTGGTGATTGTTACACTATTAGAATGAAAGATGGATTAATTGAGAGAGTTGATAACACTCTTAATAAGAACAAAAAAATTCAAGTAGAAACTAAGAATGGAGTTAAACAATTATTAAATGGATAAGGACATGAAGATAGATGTTAAAATTTTAAATGAGTTAAAAAGGTATAACTCAATCAATAATTACATTATGGAGCAAGATGCCGAATTACCTCCACCACCCGCTGGTGATGTACCACCACCTGATGCAGGAATGGCACCCCCAGCACCTGATGCAGGAATGGCGCCTCCAGCACCTGATGCAGGAATGGCTCCTCCATCACCTGAAGCTGGTGCGGCACCTACAGGTCCTGTTGATGTTGCAAATGACCCTGACGTTGAAAAACTTGATGATAAAAAAGAAGAAAGTGATAAAGAAGAGTTAGAAATAACTGACTTAGTTAAATCACAAAAAAATGTTGAACAAAAACAAGAAGAATATTTTGAACAATTATTTGACCATTTAGGAAACCTTGAAAATAAGTTGGGTGAAATGGATAGTATTGTTAACAAACTTAATGATTTAGAAGCTAAGATTGAAAAATATAGAACAAAATCACCTGAAGAAAAATTAGAACTAAGGTCTTTAGATTCGGGACCATTTAATCAAAAACTAACAGATTATTTTGAAGACAAAGAAGAAGACTTTGAAAAATTAGGGAGAGATGAATATATTTTAACAAAAGATGAAGTTGAAGAATTTTCACCTTCCGATATTAAACGTTCTTTCAGAAATTTTGAGGAGGACGAAACTGACTTGAATAACTTTAAACGACTACGATAAAAAAAAAACGGGTTTCGGCCCGTTTATTTTGACTGACATATTTGACTGACAATAATTTTAATATTATACTTTAGTAAACTTTTAATTTAATATATATGGCGACAAACAGTTTAGACGCAGTACTTGCACAGTACGAGAAATCACAACAGTCGGGGAATTACACCCCAAAAATGTCACAAGAAGACAGAATGAAGAAATACTTCGCAGCTATCTTGGACAAGAATGAGAAACAAGGTCAGAAAAGACTAAGAATTCTCCCAACTACAGATGGTTCTTCACCATTTAAAGAAGCGTGGTTCCACGAAATCCAAGTGGACGGACAATACGTAAAGTTGTACGACCCTGAAAAGAACGACAACGAGCGTTCACCTCTTTCCGAAGTTTATGAAGAGTTAACATCAACAGGAAAAGAAAGTGATAAAAAACTTGCAATCATTCCAATTTGGAGAGCAAAAGGAGATATCACCGACCCTGATAAAGGAAGAGATATTATCCTTGAGTTGACAAAGGCTAAAACCCCTAAAGGAAAAGAGTATACTGTTATCCAAACGGTTATGTATGATGACCCAACACCTGTACATGAAGACAAGGAAACTGCTGATACTTGGGTTAATGATGAATTAACTTGGAGAGATGTGTATTCTAAAAAACCTGTTGAGTATTTGGAAGCAATTGCTAACGGACAAACACCAAAATGGGATACGGTATTAGGTAAGTATACTTACGGTGATTCATCCGTATCTGAAGAATCATTTGGTGGAGGTTCTGCAAAGGTAGAAACTTATGTTGACCCACAAGCGGATGATGACGCTGACGAGGAATTACCATTCTAATTGATTATTTTTACGATAAACCCCTAAATGGGGTTTATCTTTTTATTAAATATTAATACATTTATTTATGGCTATTAAGAAAAAAGAAATATCATTAGATTCTATTAAAGGTAAGTACTCTACCAAAACTAAATACAAAGACGAATCATATTATAATTGTGGTGAAGCATTCTATGAGGCGTGCGGATTACCTGGACCTGTGATGGGTGGAATTAATATGTTTTTGGGACACTCAAACTCGTCTAAAACAACCGCAATGATTTTGGCGGCCGCTGATGCTCAAAAGAAAGGACATTTACCCGTATTCATTATTACTGAAAAAAAATGGTCTTGGACACATGCAGTTGAATTGGGGTTAGAAGCGAATCAAACTGAAGAAGGTGATTGGGATGGAATGTTCATTTTCAATGACTCGTTTGATTACATTGAACAAGCAACTGACTTTATTAATGAAATTATTGACGCACAAGAGAAAGGTGATATCCCATATAATTTATTATTTTTGTGGGACTCAGTTGGTTCAATTCCTTGTAAGATGACATTTGATGGTAAAGGGGGTAAACAACATAATGCAGCGGCTTTCGCTGACAAGATTGGTATGGGGTTACACTCTCGTATATCTAAATCAAAGAAAGAAGATTACCCATATTACAATACAATGGTAGTTGTTAACCAACCTTGGGTAGAATTACCTGACAATCCATTTGGACAACCTGAGATTAAAGCCAAAGGTGGTGAAGCGTTGTGGTTGGCATCGGCATTGGTATTCTTGTTTGGTAATCAGAAGAAAGCGGGAATCAATCACATTACCGCAACCAAAAATGGTAGAACGGTGTCATACGCAATTAGAACAAAAGTTTCTATCTTGAAAAACCATGTGAATGGTATTTCATTTAAAGATGGAAAGATTATTGCGGTCCCACAAGGTTATATCAAGGATGATAAAACTGCGTTGGATAAGTATAAGAAAGAATATTCCGATTATTGGAATAAAGTATTAGGTGGTGAAGGTGACATCAAGTTTAAAGACGAGTTAGTACCAACAGCCGAAGAAGAATTTGAAGATTGATTGTAGAACCATTTAATGGTAAAAAATGACAAAAACCCTATTAATTGACGGGAATAATTTATTTAAAATAGGATTTCACGGTGTTAAAGAATTTTATCACGAAGGAAGACACGTTGGTGGGATTTGGCATTTTTTAAATACCGTCAGACGATTCATTGAAGAACAAAATTTTGATAAAGTAGTAGTGTTTTGGGATGGGGAGGATAACTCCTCATCTCGGAAACTATTATACCCACAGTACAAAGAAAATCGTAGAGTTTATAAAAACTTTAATGAAGAATCTTATCACGAACAAAGACAAAGAATCAAACAATATTTGGAAGAAACATTTGTTAGACAAATTGATATCCCAAACAACGAAGCCGATGATTTAATATCTTATTATTGTCAAATATCAGAAGATGAAACTAAAGTTATTTTTTCAGATGATAAGGACCTTACACAACTTATTTCAGACAAAGTAAGTATCTACTCCCCATCACAAAAGAAAGTCTATAAGAAGGGAGATAAAATCAAAATAGATAACATTGAGATACCTCATCAAAATGTGGTAACATATAAAATATTGTCAGGTGATAAGTCAGATAACATTGATGGTATTTATTACCTTGGTGAGAAAACTTTCGTTAAACTATTCCCTGAAATACTTGAAAATGAAGTTTCTGTTACCGATATTTTAACAAAGGCTGAAGGTCTTTTGAAGGAAGATAAAGATAATGCC